TACCGTAGCTTCTTTCTTGAGAATGGTTGGCGCTTAAATGCCTTCTAACTCTGACCTTATCAAATGGGCTGAGCAAGGAAGACTTCACACTAAGTATGTTGATGTTACTCCTCCTGCAGGGGGTTTAGCTGCTTCTGATACTGGAGTCTTTACTGTTAACGATACGCTTAATCCAAATACGGGTGGTATCGCTATCAGAATTGGACAGACAGTTATGTTTTCGGCTAACTCTCTTTCAATAACTAATAAGGCTATTGTAACTGCAGTAGACTACGCTGCTGGAACATTTACTGTTGCTTTCTATGAGGCAGCTGGTATGACTGCGGCTGCAGGGACAAAGTTCACTGTATTTATCTATGGTTCTGAATTTAAGAAAGGAACAAACGGAATGGTTGAGTCTTTAGAGGCTGACGATTCAATTTTTGAGAACTCTCCTATCATTATCAAGGACAAGTATGCTGTTTCTGGTTCTGACATGGCTCAGATTGGATGGGTAGAGGTAACTACTGAGAATGGTGCTTCTGGATACCTATGGTACATGAAATCAGAGCACGAGACTCGTCTCCGCTTTGAGGACTACCTAGAGACTGCTATGGTTGAGGCCGTTCCTGCTGAAGCTAATTCAGGAGCTATTGGTGCTGGAGCTGATGTTGGAAACAAAGGATCTGAAGGTGTCTTCCACGTTGTGGGAGCTAGAGGTAATGTTTGGTCTGGAGGAAATCCAACTACATTGGCTGACTTTGATGCTATGATCGAAAGATTAGACAAGCAAGGAGCTATTCAAGAGAATGTTATTTTCTTAAACCGTCAGTTCGGTTTTGACGTTGATGATATGCTAGCTGCACAGAACTCTTATGGAGCAGGTGGTACTTCTTACGGATTGTTTGATAATGACGAAGAGATGGCTTTAAACTTAGGTTTCAAAGGCTTCACTCGTGGTTATGACTTCTATAAGACTGACTGGAAATATTTGAACGACCCAACTATGCGTGGTGGTTTAAATGCTGGTAAGATTTCAGGGCTTTTAGTTCCTGCTGGATCTACTACTGTTTATGACCAAATTCTTGGTAAGAACGCTAAGCGTCCTTTCCTTCACGTTAGATATCGTGCTTCAGAGACTGAAGATCGTCGATATAAGACTTGGATTACAGGTTCTGCTGGAGGTGCTGCTACAAGCGATCTTGACGCAATGGAGGTTAACTACCTTTCTGAGCGTGCTGTTTGTACTTTAGGTGCTAACAACTTCTTCTTGTTTGAAAGATAAATAAACTCAACGGGGGGGTGTTTAAACACCCTCCCTTTTTTTAAATCATATTAAATTATATCTAATGAAAAAAAATAAGAATTCCGTGGACATGAACTATGTCCTAAAAAGAAAAACCCCACCATTATCATTTATGCTATCATCACGACACACTCGTCGTAAGCCTCTATTGTATTTTGATGGGACTAGCAATCGACCTCTTCGATATGCTAGAAACCAAAAATCACCTTTTGAAGACGAGCAAGATGGAACTGCTATTGTTGAGCCTATAATCTTTGATGATGGCTTTTTGCATGTTCCTAAAGACAACCCTGTTCTTCAAGAGTTTTTATCTTACCACCCTGGGTTTGGTGATATATTTGTAGAGGTTAACAAAGAGGCTGAGGCTAAAGAAGAGGTTCAGAGCCTTGACGCGGAGGTAGATGCTTTGATTGCAGCTCGTAGCTTAACACTAGACATGCTTGAGAATATATCTCGTGTTCTCTTAGGCTCTTCTGTTGACAAGATGACTACCGCAGAGTTAAAAAGAGATGTGTTGGTCTTTGCCAAGCAGAACCCTTTTGAGTTTTTAGATTTACTTAACGACCCTATGCTTGAGCTAGAGAGCAAGGTTGCTAAGTTCTTTGAAGATGGACTGCTAGGGATGCGTAATAAAAACAAAGATGTATACTTTAACTTACCCAATAACAAAACAAAAATGTTAACGGTTCCTTTCGGGGAGTCTGCCAACTATATTGTGGCATCATATTTGCAGAGCGATGATGGTGTTGAAACACTCAAGCTTCTAGAAAAACAAAAGTAATTCACCTTTACTCTAATTAAGACCTCAGAAATGGGGTCTTTTTTTTTGACTATCTTTGTTCTTTATTAACATCTAATATTTTTAACTGATGGCAAAATTTTTACAATACGACACCGCCGCGAACGGTAGTCTTGTAATCCCAGCGGAGGAAGTCCTTTGGGTAAATAGTGGAACTAGCACCACTACTATAGTATTCATGCTAGGAGCAAGTGCATTTGATCAAGTTACCGTTACTCATGCTGCAGATACCTCTGCTTATGAAATGGTAGGTTATCTTCAAGACAAACTAGTAGAAGCAGCTCAAGGAAAGTGGTCAGAGGCTGTTATAAACATTACTGCTGACTCACCACTAGTAATCTCTAACATTCAAGTAGCGTAATCATGACAAAGTATCTTAACCTTTATTTCGGAAATCAACCGACTGCTCTATTGAACGCTAGTAAGCTTAGATCAATTGAGCAAACATCCACAACAACAACTGTTATTAAATATAACGGGTCTGCTTCAGCTGACCTAATCACTATAACTCACGCTGCTGACGCAAGTGGACTTGCTGTTCAAAATCAACTTGTAGAAGCTTTAGGCACAGTAATGAGAGCTCCGTATACTAATGCGGCTCCTTTAGTTACTTTGGACTTTGCAATTAGCCAAGTTGCTAATAGTTAATCTTTTTATAGTAAAAGACTAGAAAGAAGGGGCCTCAAGAGGGCCTCTTTTTTTTGTCTATCTTTGTTAAAACCTTTAAAAATGATAAACTCAGTAAGGAATACTGTACTATCGGTATTAAATAAAAATAACTACGGATATATATCCCCGTCAGACTTTAATCAATTTGCCAAGCAAGCGCAGATGGATTTGTTTGAAGATTATTTTTATAACCTAAACTATCAAGTGGTAAAAGAAAATGCTCGTCAGTCAGGCACGGGGCTTGTCGATATAAGCAAAGGATATGAAGAGGTTATTTCTAGCTTTTCCAAGACAACAACTTTAACTCAAGCCACCGCTAATACAAGCAAATACAATTTACCTTCAGACTACTACCTTTTAAATGTCGTTCAATACAACACAATCGGAGCTGGACAACCAGGTGTAGAGATAGAGAAGGTAGAAGAAAATAAGATAAGAAGTTTAATATCAACAAACCTATTGGCCCCCACTGCTGCTTTCCCGGTATATGTTCAGAGAGGCAATATTATAGAGGTATACCCTACAACTATTAATGGAGCTACTAACGTAGACTCTTACTATATTAGAAATCCCTTAGATCCTAAGTGGACATGGGTGCAATTAACTTCTGGAGGCCCAGTATTTAATGCTTCTGCGGCAGACTATCAAGACTTTGAGCTCCCTTTGTCAGATGAGCCCGACTTAGTCATGAAGATTCTAGAATACGCGGGAGTTTCAATAAGAGAGGGTGATGTGGTTAAGTTTGCAGATGGTGAATTAACGCAAGAATCTCAATCAGAAAAATAAGATATGGCATACTTAAGTCAGTTTCAATATTACACAAACGGAACCAATCCTGCAGAGGAAACAAATTGGGGGTCGTATCAATACACAAGTCTATCTGATATCGTAAATAACTTTATGGCTATATATGCTGGTAATAATGAGCTAGTAAATAATGTTGAGAGATATCAAGTATTGTTTCATGCCAAGAGAGCGATTCAAGAACTAAACTATGATGCCTTTAAAGAGATTAAGGCGCTAGAGTTAAGTGTTGACAATGAATTAAGATTTGTGCTTCCTTCTGACTATGTGAACTGGGTAAGGATCTCTCTGTATAGAGATGGGGTTATTTTCCCTCTTACTGAAAACATTCAGCTAAACTCAAGTAGCGCCTATCTTCAAGACAATGAGAGTAGGGTTTTATTTGATCAAGACGGAAACATATTAAAGCCGGAATACTCTAATATAGATATAGAAAGGATAAAAGGAACTAAAAAGAGCATATACCTAAACGAAAACAATCCTAACTTCAACGGAAGAGAGGGATGGTGTTGTGATGGCTCTTGGTATTTTGAGTACAATGTAGGAGCTAGATATGGTCTAAATACTGAAACGGCAAACGCTAATCCTACTTTTAGAATTGATAAGTCTGCAGGCGTTATAAACTTCAGCTCTGGGATGTTAGATAAGATAGCAATACTTGAGTATGTATCTGATGGAATGGAAGGTGGAGATATCGCCTCTATAAGCGTAAATAAACTATTTGAAGACTATGTGTATGCTCACATTAAATACGCCATCTTATCCTCTAAGCTAGGCGTTCAAGAGTATATTGTTGGTAGGTCTAGAAAAGAAAAGACAGCATTGTTAAGAAATGCCAAGATAAGAATCAGTAACATTCACCCTGGTCGTCTGCTTATGAACTTGCGAGGTCAGAATAAGTGGCTTAAGTAGCATGGACATACAAACTAATTTCATAAAAGGGCGCATGAATAAAAGCGTCGATGAAAGAATACTCCCTATGGGCGAGTATAGAGATGCTCTGAATATACGATTAGGCTCAACTGAGGGTACTACTATTGGAGCGGTAGAGAACACAAAGGGCAATGAGCAAATAACCACACTAGAACATAACGGAACTGCTTTAAGCGCAAACACTGTCTGTATTGGGGCTTACGAGGACGGGACAACAGAGACTATGTACTGGTTTGTTCACGACCCCACTAGAGGCGTAGACATGGTGGTTTCCTACAATACTAACATTCAAGCCCTTAACTATCACTTAATCTCTACATCTGTTTTAAACTTTGATCCTAAGTTCTTAGTCACGGGGGTAGACTTAATAGATAACTTCTTGTTTTTTACAGACGATTTAAACCCACCAAGGGTTATTGATGTAAATAGACAATACGCCAACTCTTTTACTGAGGCAGACATTAGTGTGTTACGACCAGCCCCTATAACATCTCCAACATTTACATTAAAAAATGTAAGCGGGGATGATGATTTTATGGAGACAAACTTTGTTTCGTTTGCGTATCGCTATAAGTATGAGAACCTTCAGTATAGCGCACTATCTCAGTTTTCAGAAGCGGCATTTTGCCCAGGGCCATACCTTGTCACGTTAGAGATGTATTCAAACACTGGTATGCGAAATTTGTTTAACGCTGCCGCTGTTTCTTTTGACACTGGGGGCGCTAGCGTCATAGGCATAGACTTATGTTTTAAGGTAAGCAACACAAACGTAGTTAATGTAATTCAGAAGTTTAACAAAGAAGAAGAAGGCTGGGCGGACAACACCACTCAGACGGTTGATTTTTCTAACAACAAAGTCTTTACTACCCTAGCTTCAGATGAGCTTTTACGATTATTTGACAATGTCCCCTTAAAAGCAAAGGCGCAAACAACCATGAGTAACCGTATTTTTTATGGAAACTATGTTGAGGGGTATGACGTAACAAACCCTAACGGAGAGCCGTTGCTTATAAACTACACTACTGAGATAGTTAGTGAGTCAGCTATAAGTACGGACGAGATTTTATCGGAAGTTAAAAATGGTGCCACAGCCTATAATGATGGATTTACTAGTCCCGCTTTTACAGTGGCAGGCTCTGCTGCTCAACTTAATTTTACAAATGCAAACCTAGAGACCGGAGACATAGTTACAATAGAGCTTGGCTTTAAATTTAAACAACAAACCACTACTATATCAGGGTATTCTACACTTACATTTAACACCTTTAGGACTTCTATAAGTATAACTGTAGACGCTAACTATGCGAATATACAGGCTTGGATTGCTGCAGGAACCACATTCCAAGCAGCTCTTGGTAGTACAACAATGCAAAATACGGCTAATCTTTGTCAAGGATTAACTTTTGGAGACAAGTTTGGTTGTGCAATGCCTAATCCTTTTGACGATGTTCAAGGGGTTACAACCCCTTGGAATAAGAACGGAACCTTTATTGGAACTGCTCCCAACGGAAGTGGAACCAACAATCAATCTTTTGGAATCACTGTGGTTAATGCTAACGTAATTCAACTGCAAGCTCCTGCGATGATGTATACTCTTGAAGGGGACAGTAGTATAAAACTTGCCTTCTATTCTGAGGTTGTAGACCCTGTTGTTGGTTATATAAAATCCGATTTTAATAGGACACTTCATAGCAATAGAGGCTATCAACTAGGAATAGTGTATATGGACGCGCAGGGGAGAAACTCTACTGTGCTAACCTCTGAGACAAATAATCAGTTTGTCCCTGTCCGCTCGTCAGAAACTAGGAACTACCTTAAAGCAACAATAAACAACCTTGCGCCACCATGGGCATCTCGATATAAGTTTGCACTGCAAGCCTCTCAAGGTGATTTTGAAACTATTTACATACAAAGAACAAAAGCTGAAATTGGCGGAGGGGCAGACACCGCTACCTATCTTCCTTTGGAGGGCGAAAATCAAACAAAGTTTATTATAGGAGACACACTAATATGTAAGGTAGATGGTTTCGGGCCTTTAAATAACCTTGTAGAAGTTGAAGTTTTAGACATATTCACAAATAATGATGGTCAATTAGTTGCTAAAATAGAAACAGAGGGAAGCATTAGCATAGCGGGAACTATTAATTTCTTGGTATTTGAAACTAAAGCCCCTAGCGTTGCAGAGGGTATTTTCTATGAAGGGTCTCAGAGTTTTTCTATCACCAATAGATTTCATCAAGGTAACGCTCAAACGCAAACAGGCTCTCAACCAGCAATTGTTAATTTAGATTTTTTTAACGCATATACTTTTGGAAACGGAGTAGAAGGCTATAAGATTGAGGACTTAATAGCTGGAGATCCCCTAGCTATAGGGAGTCGAGTTAATGGCGTAAGCGCAGAGGGATATAATCAAACAAGAAATGACTCTAGCTTGACATATAGCGGAGTGTATCAACCCACGACAAATGTCAATAATTTAAATGAGTTTAATTTGGCTCTTGTTAATTTTAAAGACTTAGAGCAAAACTTTGGCGCTATTCAAAAGCTTCACTCTAGGGCAACAGACATTTTAGTTCTTCAAGAGGATAAAATAAGCTATGTTCTAGCGTCTAAAAACCTCATAAGCTCTCCAGGGACAGGTGGAATTATAAGTTCAATACCAGAGGTTATAGGCAATCAGATTGCAAGAATTGAAGAGTATGGTATTAGTTTAAATCCGGAGAGCTTTACTGCCTATGGTTTTGATCGTTATTTTACTGATGCCAAAAGAGGAGCAGTTTTAAAATTAACAGGCTCGGGGCCTAGCGAAAAACTAGAGATAATATCTAACTATGGTATGCGTTCTTGGTTTAGGGATAGGTTTATTGAGTATTTTGATGGACAAAAGCTAGGGGGCTATGACCCATATATGAACGAATATGTATTGTCTATAAAAGACGATGAAGTTGATATGGGTGAGACAACCATTCCTTGTGGAGCGCAGATTAATGCAAACGACGCAGTGACTAGAGAGTTTACTGTAGAACTTGGAAATGTGGGGGCAGCGTTAAATACATTTGTTTTAACATATACCATTGGAGTAATTGCCACCACAATAGAGTTTCAAGTTACTTATAACGGGGTGGTGTACACAAGCACGAATGTTAGTGCAAGTGGGTCATTTTCAGTCCCTAAGACAACAAAGTACCCAACGCAGGCAGTTGTTAAGATTATACCTGCGGGAAAAACACAGTATGAACTAACAATAGGATGTGTGTCATGAGTGATTATACTATAACATATAGCGAGTCAGTTAAAGGGTTTCCTTCTTTTTACTCTTATATACCTGAGTATATAATGGGAATGAACAATTACCTATATACTTTTAAAGCGGGTAATTTATACAGGCATAACACAAATGAAGGTAGAAATAAGTTTTACAATGTAAGCTACCCTTCTACAGTGACAAGTGTTTTTAATATAGAGCCTACAGCATCTAAAAAATTTAAGACTTTATCCTTAGAGGCAAACAGTCCTTGGGGAGCCGCCTTCAAGACAAACCTAGAGACTGGCGTTATAAACTCAGCGTGGTATGACTTAAAAGAGGGAAGCTACTATGCCTCTATAAGGGCGAATGAGTCTCCCGTTAATTTTCACATGAGGTCTGTTGATGGCATAGGCAATGTGACTACAGTTAGTAATGTGGGGGCTACATACACGCTAGTATTTGCTTTTGCGATAAACCCCATTGTTAGCATTGGCGATAAGATATACAAGGACTTAAATCCAGAATTGGAGGTTGGTTCCCTAACGGCTGTATCGGCAGACAGAAAGACTCTTACGGTAACTTTAACAGGAACCGCCCCCGCTAATGGCAACTATATTTTTGCCGTTAAAAACCCACAAGCGGAATCCCAAGGAGTTATGGGATATTATTGTGAGTTCACTTTAACAAACACAAGCACTACCCATGTAGAGCTATTTACTGTAGAGTCTAGTATATTTAAATCATATCCATGATTTTCGTTACCTTTGTATTAACTCAAATTATAAAGTTATGGTAATACCAGGGTATGTTATAAGCGCGGCACTAAAAGCCGCACCGCAACTTCTAGGAGCAGGAATGAGCTACGCGCAAGCTGCTAGATCAAAAGGATTGATGAGAGAGGCTGAGACCGCGGCACAAAAAGCCATAGCTGAAGCTAAAGGTTTTGCCTCTATAAACGAGATGGAAGCGTTGCGCGTCCCTATGGAGGCCTACGAAAATGCTCAAAGGGAAATAACTAGTCAACAACAACAAGGGATAGACGCCCTTCAGCAGACAGGCGCTAGAGGTCTTTTAGGCGGCTTAGGCGGCTTACAGGCATTGGCGGTTAATGCAAACCAACAGCAAAGAGATAAGATAGCTAAAGACTTATATGCAAGAGATGTGGCTGTCGCTCTAAATGAAGAGAGAAATAACAATGAGCTGCAGCTAATTGCAGATACTGAAGCAGAAGGGGCTCAAGAGGCAGCCGCAATGTATGCTGAAGCGGCCGGACTTGCGAACACATCTGCCAATGAAGCATTAACAGGGGGCCTCAATGCATTTGTTGGTAACGAACTCCTTAACCCCTTGTTTAAAAACATGGGAGACTTTGACACAAGTTACCTTTTTGGTAGAGGTAAATCAAAAAAAGGAACACGGTCGGCTATTCAACAAATGCAAGATAGTTTTGCAAGGTTCTAGAATGTATACAACAACTAAGTAAATTTATATGGCTAAATCGTTTTACAAGTTTAAAAAAAGAGACCCATTAAAAGCAAATGTTGATTGGGCTGGTATTGGAACGAAATTAAGCAATGACTTAGAAGCTGAATCCGTTAGGCGGCAGGAGAAAAGGGATTTAATTGAAAAAAATACTCAAGAAACTTTAGACAGTATAGCTAAGGTTAGCGAAACCGCTCCCCTTACTGCTTCTGAATGGGCGTTTGGTGCTACTGATACCATGGCATCAGCAACTAATACTGCTTTTCAGCAGATGAAAAACTTAGAGATAACTCCTAGGGAGTTTGCTAAAAAAAGACAGCTTATCCTTAACCAAGCAAAGGGCATAAAGAGGAGTATTGATACTTACGCAACAAGAAGGGCCGCAAACGATAAAGCTCTAGCCGATGGTACAGTTTCTGCGCAAACTGTATGGGAGAATAGTCGTCGTGAAAGAGCAATGTTTTCAGATAATAGCACATACTATATAGACCCAGAAACATACATAGGGTATATTGCTATGAAAGATGAAAATGGACAGGTAATAACGGATCCAGACAAGCTTATAAACGTAAACACCCTGTCTATTGATGAAGACATTCAACGAAAATCAATTAACATATCTTCGGAGGTGAGTTCTGCGGTTAAGATTCTCGCTACAAATGAGTTCTTTACAAAAGCCGGGGCTAAGACAACAAGCGCGTTTTTAAATGATGACTACGTAGGGGCGGAATCTAACGCAATTGAGTCTATGATGACTGACGATGTAGATGTGGCTCAGATTGTTGT